TCATGTGCTTCTGTTTCGGAGAACTCTGGTCGCTTAAGGTCTACACCACGAACCCAATATCCTTCAGAACGAAGTCTTTTTACCATGTGACTTCCAATGAACCCACCAGCACCAAGGACAAGTGCTGTCTTCTTATAATCACTCATAGATTAGTTTAAACTCATTGTATATATTATACAAAAAAAGAGGAGTTTATGCAACTCCCCAGGTCATCCATGCACGCCACCAATTTTTTAAAGGAGAAATTGGAAACCTAATAGGGTCATTGACTCCACCACTTAGTTTTGCGAAACTAAGAAAAGATGAATAAGTTTTGGTATTTCTATTGCGGCATAAAAACCACAAAGAACTAATATATCCCAAAACTTATATTTTATAGCAAATGGAACCACAAATGCGTTCCCTATACATTTAACTAACAAACCAGATTTTGGATCTCCCCATAGCAAGAAAAAATATCCAGATAAGAGAAGAATATTGCCAATATACCTGAACAAATCAGACTTTGACATAAGGGGTTTGCTCCCGACCAGTGCGCTTTTTAAGTCATCCCGAGACTATTTACTCATCATCATCTTTCACATAACATGGAACACGATCTGGATCTAACCATTTCGCATATTCAATGTCTTCCATAGCAGTAGAACATTGTAAAACATTATCAAAGAGATAAATGTCATTCCAGCGTTTAGTGTATTCATTTTGCTTTTGTAAACGGTAATCGGGTTTACCGTTTAATTCAATGATACCAGCTTCAACAAAACGGTATCCTTCACGTTCAAGAAGAACTTTAGTTTTCATATCAATTCAAATAGATATAATCTGGATGTTGCACTTTAAATGAATTAACTTGTTCTTGAGATTTAAAGAACTTACGCAGAACAGAATTTTGATGTTTTCTGAATAGATACTTTACTTCAATTAGTTTTTCCATTATGCAACCTCAACAGATTTAAGATCTTGGTAGACATATTCCATAAGCATTTCATAATCATCCAGAGGATCACCAGAGAATACTACACCTTCACTTTCATAGAAACGACGAACCTTTTTGTAAAGTTTTGGATTCTTTACATCCAGATAGAAATCGCCATTTGCAGCGCCGCGAAGAGTCTGAACGTCTTTCTTGAATTTTGCTGTGAGTGTCATTTGCTTGATTGTTGACTTTGTTATTATAAGGGTTTGACTTCTAGAAGTCAAGAGTCCAGTCTGAAATGCGTCTATCGTAACTTAGGACCCAACATCCAAGCAACAAGACTGATTCTAGTTCCTTTAGTAACAGGAGTAACTCTATGAGGTGTTCTAGAATCAAAAATTACCATTGTTCCTTTTGTTCTCTCTGCTGTTACATTACTTCCATGATAATCAATAAACTCAAGGTCTCCACCCTCAAACTCAGTGGGATCAGTAATCAATAAAGTAGCACTTAACTTTCGAGTATGATTGTTATCATATTCGGCACCATAATCACAGTGCCAGTCATACTTGTCCCCTTCTTCATACTTGGTCACCTGAATACCCTTTAGATAAGTCAGATCATACTCCCAAAGGTCTCTATTTGCTTTATTAAAATAATGAGAGAATATGGATGTTATCCAATGATCTTCATACCACCAAGCAGTTTTTGAATTTCTTACTTGAGTAATAATAGTTTCCGTTCCCCGTGGTCCTATGGTTGATTCAGCAAACTCTTCGAATTTAATATTATCAACTTCAGCTACAATCAAATCAACAAGTTCATTTGGTATTGCTAAAGGATAATATCCAACAGGATAAGCAAATTTATGTTGTTCCATTTTATCAATTTCTAATAATTTTTTAAAAAATAACCATGAGAAAATTATGTTCCTTCCTCATGTTCAGTATGTATGCGAATTATTTCATCATCAAATGTGGAGTCACCGAAAACAGGAACTACCTCATCATATGGTACGATAGCAGCATTTCCATATTCACTTGTAATAATAAATGTTTCTCCATTTTCTACTCTTTCTATGAGAACATCAAAATTCTCTTGAAATTCTTCTACTGTGAAAGATTTAATGCCCTCTAACTCTTCCATTTTAATAAAGTGGTTTTTTACGAGTCGGGGTGACAGGATTCGAACCTGCGACCCTCTGGTCCCAAACCAGATGCGCTACCAAACTGCGCTACACCCCGTTACTTCTCTCTATGTATAAACATAATACCAGCAAAAGGAATAACGGTCAATCCCATCCCACACAGAAAGAGAAAGAATTGATTTGCTGCAAGTGTTTCTACAATGTGGAAAATCATTGAGAACAAATCCAAGACAACATCAGTATAGCATAGATTAAAGTAGAAAACAAGAGTGTTTTAAACATCACATTCCCCCGTTCCTAAAACCAACAATATATCCAATAATTATCCCACACATGAATGAAATAAACAAATACAACATATGTGAGAAAAACTCAATGAATATTAACCAATCAGTCGTCGACATTTTCATCCTCATATGTAGAAGGTTCTTCAAAGAGTTCAACCATCTTCTGTTCAAAAACTCTTTGATGTAGTTCTTTTAAATCTTCTTCTGTTAGAACAACCATTTAAGTAATTGGTAACTCTGCTACTGGTGATTTTGCTTGGAGCAAAGGAGACTTTAATACTTCCCATTTCAAATAAACTACAGTATCTACCATCCACCAAAAAGCAATAGTGCATAGAAAAATAGTTAATAATGTGGAAGCAATACTTAGAACAAGATTAAATTTCTTTGCCTTAAAGTGATTTATAACTCCCAGTGCCATGATGAGTAATAAAACTTCATATGTTATAAAGTTATAATAAGTCATTTGTCTTTTAAAAGTTCTTCTATTCGTTTACGCATATTTTCACTATCTTGTTTAAGATAATCACGAAGAGAATAACCGCGCTGCCCTCTCATAATACAAGTTCCTTGATAAAACATCGTAGCAGCGAATACTAGCAGGAAAACAATTCCTATTATTTCAGGGTAATGTTGAGCCATGGAAATACTGGTGGTATTACTCCAATGAGTCGAAGAAGACCTTCAGCAAAAAGAGCAAGAACAACCCAACCAACACACATTGAAATAATCGAAGCATTACGATTATGTCTTCGTATGGCATCATCAATCATCTCCTGCACTTCAGTTCTTGTAATAAATTCATCTTGTGGTTCCATCACTTCTCATCTCCCAAAAATTTTGCGAGAGGGTCTATTCTGGTTTTAACTATCTGAACTGCTCTCTTATAGAACATATTGTCAGTATTACCAGATTCCTCAAAAGTTGCTTTAATACGGACCCAATTTTCGTAAGTGTGTTGGTCCATTTTTATGAAACGTATTACTATTATATACTAATCACAAACATTTCAAAGTCAACCAAATGTCAGCGTTTTGTAACACTAGGATACAGAAAACCAAATAAAATATTAAATTGGTATCATTTATAACGGAAGGAACAGGAATCGAACCTGCGAAGGTGTTACCCCCAGCCGCTTTCAAGGCGGTGTCCTCGACCAACCGGACTCCTTCCATTTTTATCAACGAACTTCGAAGTCTAACCTACGAACTTTACGTTGTCTTCTTGCCTCTTGCCAGGCAATATCTTGAGAAGTTAAAACATTCTTTTGTTCTTTCTGTGTAGAGTTTACCATAACTACTCTACTTAAGTCAACAGCAGAAACACTATCACCCTTGAGGGTCATCATATTAGGACAACCACAAACTTGAGTTTTATTTGTGCTGGTTAATTCTTTATTGCAATCTCTGCATCTTACTATAATCATAATTCATAAATCCTGTCATTGTGTAAATGACCTTAACATCCAGATAAATTTACCGTGTTCTTCATTTAAATCATCAATAAGGTTTGTGGTTCCTCTTGATTTTTGTGCTTCTGCTTCTTCAGCAACTTGACCTAAAAGTTCTACAATCTGTTCATGACAATGAATTAAATCATTTACCATTCCCATAGCATCTAGAGAACTATCTGCTTCTCTAACGTGAGATACTTCAGTAATTCTTGTTAAAGTCGGAACTGGTTTAATATTTAGATATCTCATGTGTTCGGTCAGACGGTCTATCTGTTCGAACATTGCTTCATAATGGGCACCAAATAAATCATGGAACTCTTTAAAGTTAGGACCAACTACGTTCCAATGATATACCCAAGTCTTTTGAAAGAGAACGAAAAGACTTGCTTGAGTATCAGAAAGTAATTTGTAGAGGGTTTCCATTATACTTTTTTAAATATTTATGTAAGCGGAATACCGGATTCGAACCGGTGACATTCAGCTTGGAAGGCTGACGTTCTACCACTGAACTAATTCCGCAGATGAGACAATCATAGACTATTAAGGTCTGATTGTCAACAGGCAAGGAGGGACTCGAACCCCCAATCGACATCTTAGAAGGATGCTGCATTATCCATTATGCTACTTGCCCATGGGACAATCTGAAGGCAGAACCTTCAGATTGTCAAGTGCAGGTTGTGGGGATCGAACCCACCTTAGCCGAATTATGAGTTCGGTGCTTTCAACCAGAGAGCTAAACCTGCAAGGTACCCGTGGTCGGATTCGAACCGACACTGGATCGATTTTAAGTCGATTTTCTCTACCTGTTGGAATACACGGGCAATAAATTTATCCTTCTAATTGATATCTTTGTTTTCTTTGTTTATGATAACCAATATTCTTGTTTAATGTTTTGTAAGTGTCTGTTAATGTATGACAATTTGGACATAATACTCTTAAGTTTTCTTTGTAACTATTGTCCCTTGAACCATCTATGTGATCAATTTCAAGGTAAATAATTCCATTTATTGGATTTGGTTTTCCCCATCCACATTGAGAACATTTGTAATCAGATTCTTCAAGAAGATATCTTCTTACAAAGTCACTTGGTCTACCATCTTTTTGTTTTCCAGTTATTTTTTTGGATAACCAATCACTGATATTCTGTTTGTAGTAGTGTTCTTGTTGACATTTATTTGAGCAATATATTCCCTTTCCTTGTGAAGGAAAGTACTTGAAATTCTCATTGCAATTTTTACATTGTGCTTGCATAATAGTTAGACTACTCTACACATTTATTTATACTCTAAGTGTAGTTTAGAGTAATGGAAGTGGAGGGAGTCGAACCCCCAACCGCGCACTAATCTGGTGCATACAGAAGGTATAAGCTTCTCGCTCTGCCAATTGAGCTACACTTCCAATAAAACAATCATAAGGTATCAACCTCAGATTGTCAACTATCAGAATCTAAATTTTCCAGGTTCTGCTGGTGGTTTGTCCCTCACCAACTCATTAATAATACCACTCTCAGATTGCTCAGTCAACCCCTCTGTACCGCTTGTAGAGGTGTCTGGGCAGGTTGGATCCCAGGCAGAGCATATTCGCATTGGAGGTGCTAGTGCCTTACATTTAGGCGTGTAGCAGAGGGTCTCATCGTTCTCCTCATCAACATATCGTGGTTTATATTTCTGGTCTGCTTCTCTAATAATTCTATTGTATTCATCTTCTACTTCTCTAAGTGCTCTATCTACTTCTAACTCTACTCTTGCATCTCTTTCTTCTTCAGTATCAATTCTTGGACTATCATCACCTAAACCAAAGTGCTGAATGATTACATTATAAAGTTTCCATAGTTGTCTTTCATCTATCTTGAACCAGGCAGATAAAGAAACAATCATCAATATAACAACTGAACTAAAGATAAAGTCTTTTAGTCTCTTTGCTCTTATATCGGGGAGAACTGTAAACTTTCCACCTCTGATTTCAAAAAGTTTAAACATTACTTATTCTTTTCGTAATCTTTAATTGCTTCATCAACCACTCTATGTATGCG